AGCACACTGGTATCCATGCGTCCGCTCAACAATAGTTTTTTGTTTAATTCCATTATCAAAACCATATTTAATTGTGTTTTAGTATTCCCACAGTATAAACCACGAGCAGCAATTTCAGCACAACCAGTCAGTTCTTTCACAAAACCAGTTTGTATTTTACAACCGTCTTCAGGTTCACTGCTAACCACCATACGCATTTTATGTAAGTTTGCTAGTTCTGGATTAGCACCAGTTTTCTTCACTTCTTTGGTTAAAACCTCAATGGACATTTTGTAAGCGTATTGTCCTAACAATTTGAAAGCAAGTTCGTTCAATAGCCCTTTACCATTTCTTCCTTGACCATTCGCAATAAACAATTTCTCTGGATGTTCTCCTGAAAGACACAATCTTAACACACTAAGATAACATTTACCTACTTCAGGGTCAGGAAATATGCTATTAAATACTTTTGCGACTACATCCAATTGTTCATCAGTAGGGTTAACATAATCACGACCAGTATTTTGTGTGATATAATCTTCTTTTTTGATGTCATAGGGTAGTCCTGTCTTCAAGTCAAACGCTTTATTCTTGAACGCAAATATATATGGTTTGTTATCAAATATATCTTCTGTGTCACAATGTTCGCTATACATTTTATCCATTACAAAACTACAAACATTACTGAGTTTATTTTTCTGACATACTTCTTTCAGGTGATTAAGTGTAGTCGCATATTGTTTCATATCGTCTTTTAAATTACCCAATTGTTTTTCAAAATGTTCTCTGATAGTATCACCAATCATCGTTCGCAAAATATGCGGTTCTTTCTTATCTATAATTCTCCAGTGATTACGATAGTATAGGTACATAGTGCTATTAGATACGATACAACAATCCCCAGCTAGTTCCCAAAATAATTCCGAAAAATCTCTATCGGTTGGTTCTGTTGAAAATGGTTTAGCGGTCATCTTATAATATAGGTCATTATTAGATAATTTAGCATAATGCCGTAATGTGCCTTCACTTGCCGTGATATTTTCAATAGAGTAACTATTCCACAACGCAATAAAACCATCTTCTGTAAATCGTTCGCTTTTCATAGACGTTTCTCTTGCTTGTTCTTCCGTGAAACCGCATTTTTTCATAGCACATATAATTTTTATCCAAGCGTCTCGGTCATCCAAATAGGAAATAGCAATGATGTTTACAATCGATTGAAGAAGACTTACCTCTGCTGTAGTAGTGGTTGTTTGGGGGATTCCGTTCCCCCGCGTCGGGTTGATTGTTGTCTTGTCCATCTGAAAACATTTCTTAAAACTTTCTGAATCAAAATAAGAAGGTTCATCATATTCATCCTTGAACCATTCTTTACCAACTCGTTCAAACACTTTTTCTCCTAAATAGTCAATCAATGCTAAATCGGAACAATTGACGACATTCTTTTTCAATCTTTCATTTTTGTTTTGTGGTAACTCCATCCAAATATGGAACCCTTTTGTATTGCCTTTTGTATAAATGCTCTTTTCCATTTTGGTGGCTTCATAGAATTGTTCTAATGTATAATTTGGGTCGTCAATATCTACTACGGCATAATTTGTATCTTTTAAATAATAGCAACAACTGATGTATTGGTCTTTGGCCATTTCAAATTCACATTGTTCATATGTCCAATTTCTACCAATGCCTTTAATCTTATCCTTGCCTTTCCCTTTAATCTTAGGTAGCAAAATGTATTCGTGTGGGATGTTTTTCAAGAATTGAGGTAGTTCCGCCATTATATATATATGTGTAAGACTTCTTTATATCCAAATCAATTTTTATTTATTTAATATCTCAAAAGTATTTCAAAAGTATTTGAAAAGTTATTATTACAACAAAAAAAGATTCTCATAAAAATAGGGATGTATCGATACGGAATAAAAGGGTTTGTTGTCTTTTGAAACAATAGTATTTGGTGGAGTATTTAATTCCACGTAGCAAATTGAGTTCTTTGTTATTTTCCCTCCATTTCTTGACATATTCATAATTTTTTGGATGAGTCATGTATATATATATTACACATATTTAAATCAATTTTATAAATTAAGTTATATCGTATGATTTTGCTATGGTGTCCGTCTTGGTATTTGAAATATAAAGCAACTTATTTAAATATATTGTTAGAGAGTATAATGCCAAAGAATCCCGCTACGAGACAAGCCAAAAAGAAACAAACCAAACCAATACGTTCGTCCAACAAACGACAAAAGCCAGACTTAATCGAATATGACCGATTCCCATTAATGAAACAACCGACCTTTGTCCAAAAGGATAAATTTACTGGAGTGAATATGCCAGTATTTATTTGATAACCAAATATAAATTGAAACATGTTCTAGACATATAAATTGAACTCATATTTTTGAATAACTTATATTTTTTGTCTCCAATCTGGATTTATAAACAAGAAACAAGGCTGGAGACAAATGATTTATAATAAAATTGATTTAAAAAGAATATTATAATAGTATATAGAATGTCTAAAACTATATTAGACGACAAAGAAATCGACGAATACAACAAAGAATATAGTGACCAACGAAAACAAGACCGCAAAGCATATCAAAAAATTTATCGCGACGCAAATAAAGAATATCATAAAAAATGGCGAGAAGAGCATAGAGCTGAACTGACCCAATACAGAATCGACCGCAAAGATATAATCGACCAATATAACAAAAAATATTACCAAAAAGGTATAGAAAATAATCCAGACAAATATAAAGAGAAAGCAGAGTGTATTTATTGTAAAAAAAACCGAAATAAATTCAATATGGCTCGGCATCACAAAAGCTGTAAAAGCAAACCAGTTAGTATTGAATAATAGTATAAATAAAATTGATTTAAAGATTAGAATGTAATAGAATATAATGGGTAGAACACAAGATTTTACCAACTCCGTTATCTACCATATTAGACATATGGAAAGCAAAGAAGTCGTTTATGTGGGTTCCACTACTAATTTCTCTCAAAGAAAGACAAAGCATAAATATAATTGTAACCACGAAGGAAAAGAATGTTTTACATACCCTATTTATTCTCATATTAGGGATAATGGAGGATTTGATTGCTTTGAAGTGATACCTATACAATCATTAAAATTAGAAAATAAAACACAGTTATTAATTGCCGAACAAGAAGAAATCGACAAACACCAAACTTTAGTGAATGGTAGAAAAGCACATGTAACTATTGAAGAAAAGCGTATAGACCATATTGAAAGCACTAAAAAATGGAGTGAAGCCCACAAAGCAGAATACAAACAATATCAAAAAAAATACCGTGAAGCTAACCAAGACTATCACAAAGAAAAAAGCAAAACATATTACCAATCAAATAAAGCTGAAATAATCGAAAAATATAAACAAAAAATAGAATGTAAATTTTGTCATAAGCTAAAAACCAAAGGGAATATGTTACGTCATATGAAGACATGTCAATCTAAGCCAAAAGAAGAGAACTAAAATTTGATATAGACAAGTGGTCGTAAGAAGAATTGTATGGTTTAGGGCCGATAGGGCCCTTTCGCTTGCCTGAAACTCTAAGGAATGGAAAAAAAGTAAAGTTGACTTGTTATAAAAAATATATATATTTTCAAACTCAGAAGTCAATGAAACAGCCCTTTCGACCCTAACTTACACATATGGAATATTTGTCTCCATTAGTAATCTGGTCTCATGAATAGTATACAGTATTGCGTATCTCGGACTATCGATAAATATACACTATCTCCCATTTCTTCTCCAACTTCCATAGCTTGTTGAGCAATGATTTTAAATGTTTCTTCGGATATTTTGTTTCTAATAAAAGCTATGATTGCCTTATAGTAATGAATCAGGATTAAGAGGGTTATGTTTCCATCTTCATTACCATTTTCCAATTGTTCAGCCCTTTCTTTTGCCTTTTTAATAATTTTCATTTTTTCCTTTACCGAAAAATGCTCATGACGTTTACAAGCACATTTATAATTACAAAAATATAATTCTTTAGTTCCAGTATCAACCGTTTGGCCTACTTCATTGACTTTGGTCATATTTATATATTCAGTCAAATACAATTCAGATAGTTTCTTTTCACAAAATTCGCAGTTCATCTTGTAATTCATCTTGTTTGGTTTGATACTATTAAATCTATAAAATCTATTTCAATTTTTATAAAGTTTCCATTTATCAAGCCATCATAGAAATAGCATATTGTGTATCGCGGACTATCGATAAATATACATTATCAGCAATTTCATTCCCAACTTCCATAGCTTCTTGTGAGATGTTTTTAAATTTTTCTTCGGTTATTTTGCCCCGAATAAAATCTATGATTGCCTTATAGTAACGAATCAAGATTAAGGTGTTTGGCATATCACCATGTTCCCAACCATTTTCCATTTGTATTTCATAACCCTTTTCTAATTCATACGCCCAAAGTTTTGCCTTTTTCATAAAATTTATTTTTTTCTTTACCTGATAATGTTCAACGTACTTGTTACTACATTTATAATTACAAAAATATAATTCTTTCGTTCCTTTAATGACCTGTTGACCAACTTCATTGACGTGTTTTGTTTTAACATTGTCGGTGAAATACACATCCGATAGTTTCTTTTCACAATGTTCGCAATTCATCATGTTTG